AACAAAAGCGACATTCGCCCCGAACACAATAACTCCCATTATTTAGATTCAATCGTTAACACGGCCGTTGAATGGTTCAGCCCGTATGCAAATATTTTAACGGTCATAGGTTACGGAAATCATGAGACTGCAATAATCAAATGGCAGGAAACCGACATTTTGCGCCGTTTTGTTGACTTGCTTAATATGAAGAACGGCACGAATGTTCAAGTTGGGGGTTACGGTGGCTGGATCATTATTAAACAACTAAAAAATACACACGAAAGATACACCACTAAAATAAAATACTTTCACGGATCAGGCGGCGGCGGAATTGTAACAAAGGGAGCAATTAATTTAACGCGTGCGCTGGAAATGTACGAAGATTTCGACGTGTTTACAATGGGACACATTCACGAAAACGCTTGCAGGGACGATGTGCGCGACACTGTTACGCACTGTAAAACGGGCTATTCTAACAAACAAAAGAACATCCATTTAATGATTACGGGCGCTTATAAGGAAGAATACGGCGATGGTTCCAAAGGTTGGCACGTTGAAAGAGGCGCACCGGTTAAACCAATTGGAGGGAGAATTTTAACTATTGACATCACAAGAGTAATGATTGACGGCAAAGAAATGCACCGCAAAGTAATCGATTCACATAAATTTAAGTAATTTTACACTTTCATAATCAATTTTTTTTAGGTTTAAACCCCTGCATTTGTGGGGGTTTTATTATTTATCAACTTTTTTTTCACTTTTTTTGTTGGTAATTGTTGTATATTAAAATAAAGTTTATATATTTGTCAAACAGAAACGAAATAAAAATAGGAAATTATGTATTTAAATTATTCAATTCAGGAGTTCAAAGAGTTTTGTGTAAAACACAAGAACGAACTAAAACAAACTAGCTGTTTACGCATTGCAACTGGTAAGGGTGCAAAAAGTTACAATTCTTTACGAGATTTTGGAAATGCAATTTTAGAACTTGAAAAGGATCATTCGCATATTACAATAACATCAATTTTTGGCAAAAATTTTAACGGCAACGCATACGGAACTGCAGAAATATTTTTTGACGCGTTTCTAAACAACCAAATAAGAACTATCGAATTTAATTGTACTCACAAAAAATACGCGAAATAATGGAATCTAATAAAATGAAAGCAATCGAATTGCAGGAAAAGGCAAATGAAATTTTAGAATTAGCGCAGGCAATGGATTCAAGAGTTGAAATTGCAAAAGACTTTAAAAACCAATACGCAGGACATTGGCAGGAATTAGCAGATAGATGGGCGCAAAGAGAAGATACTCGCAGACGTGGATCAAAAAGACTTTGGAACGCTTATTTACAAGTATTAACACAAATTAAACTAGAATTATGAATTACGAAAAATATAGCGATTTAGGATTTAAAAGAATTGAACTAAATGACACTGTAGAATTTAAACAAACGGGTTATCATGGATTCGTTTTAACTAAAAAAATAAGTAAAAACGTTTGTATTGAAGTTTGTTCAGGCGGACTAGATAAACCAAAATTGTACATTAAAAAAAATAATTCAGACACAGACCACATTTTAAATTTAACACCTGAAATGGTTGTTAATTTACTGACAAAATAAATTGAACGATTATGAAAAAAGGAACTAAAATAAATCACTTCATTCCAGCCAAACCAAACATTGCGCGAATTATGCGCTACTGGAAAAGCCAAAGTTCAGAAAACGACAAAGGCGGTAGTTTTAATTTAACGCTTTATTTAGACTACTTGAATACAATTAGTCAACAACCAATAGAAAGTGTCTCAAATCGCATAAAAACACGTTAAAATGAAGTTAAAACTAAACGAACTAAAAGAAGTTTTAAAACTAGACTCCTACAATTACATTGATGTTTTGGGCGCGTGCCCTTTTACCTTATGTGAATTAGGACAAAAAAATAGAATCCATGAGGTTGTAATTTGGCGCCAATTTTTGGTGAGCGTTGCGAAAGCGCAAGGAATGACTTACTTCCATGCTGGGGCTTTAGTTAACTTGGATCATTCGACCGTTATACACGCAGTAAAGGCCGTATTTAATCGCGTTCAAGACAAACAATTTCCTGAATATCGAGAGGTATTAAATCAAATCAAAGAACACATTGAAATGAATATCACTTTAAGCGACGACATTTGTGTTAACGAGTTAAATTGCATGATAATGTTAGATCAATTAATAGCTAAAAAATTTCAATTATGCGCGTATTAATCAAAAAATACAACCAATATCGAACCATACAAACCCGTTTTTTAAACTTTGAATGCGAAGTTAAAAACCTGCGATTTGTTGGATATGTTAAAAACGACGGTATTAGCAAAATGAAAGGAATAACAGTGTTTAATTTTGACACAATTTCTTATTTGTCAACTTCAGAAAACGGTTTTATTCATTGCGTTGGATTAGTTGATAAACAAATCTTTCAAATTATACTCAGGAATAAAGAATAATTTTTATATTTGTCGCGGTTACCGTCTCACATTATAGTAACAAAAAGGTATTATTTGCCCTTTCAATGAATGCGAAGTGAGACGCGCAGGATTTGATTGGGCTTTTTTTATGCAAAAAATTATGGCAGAAAACAAAAAAGGATTTTTATTGTATGCAGATTACGAGGAATTATTTGAAGAATTAAGCGACGAAAACGCAGGGAAATTGATTAAACATATTATTCAATATGTCAACGATAAAAACCCAGTAACGGAAAATGTAATTGTAAATATTGCGTTCATTCCAATTAAAAGACAATTGAAACGAGATCTTGAAAGCTACGAGAGTAAACGCGAACAATGGAGCGAAGCTGGTAAAAAAAGCGCAGAAGCTCGCAGGTTAAAACGTGAACAAACGCTGAACGACGTACCAACGAATTTAACGACCGTTGAAACCGTTGCAACGGATTTAACTGTTAATGTAAATGATAATGTAAATGATAATGTAATAAATAAAGATTTATCACCAACTAAAGTTGATGAGATTGATTTTGAAAAGCTATTGAGTTTTATTAATTTTTCCTTTGGCAGAAAATTCCAAATTGTAAGTAAAAAAGTTCGATCTAGTTATAACGCACGAATTAAAGAAGGCTATACAAAAGACCAAATAACGGACGCCATAAATAATTGTAAAGAAAACGACTACCATAAAGAAAATAATTATCAATATTGTACACCTGAATTCTTCAGCAGATCCGAAACGCTAGATAAATATTCCAACGTTACCAAACAAGACAAAATTGTTTACGCATTTCACCCAGTAATATTCGACTGATGTATAAAAGACTAGAACACATAAAGCCAGAATTAGACCATTACAGAACAAACGGCGTTGAACGTGGTAAGGAAATCGGATGGAACTGGGAACAATTACCTTTGACCATAAAATTAGGATGTACCACTTTTATCGGTGCCGCTCCGGCTTCAGGAAAAACGGAATTTTGGTTTGAGATTTTAATAAACCTAAGTTGTTTGCACGGTTGGAATCATGTAATTTATTCACCTGAAACGGGCGATGCTAAAGACATATTTTCAGAACTGTGCCACAAGTATATTGGTAAAAAATACGTGAAAGGTGATAACGCAATGGACGAAATGGAACGCACAAAGGCTGAATATTTTGTAAATGAACATTTCGTTGTTATTGATCCAGTGGATGAGGATTTAACAGTCAATCAATTTTATAAGATTGTTGATCAAATTGAAAAAGATTTGAACATTCACATTCACACAACAACAATTGATCCTTGGAATGAATTAACAGAAGAATTTGAGCCAAATGATTTGGGACGTGAGGATAAATATTTGAGCAGGATTTTAGGCTATAGCAGAAAAAACGCGCGTAAAACAAAACGGCACAATTGTATAATAACACACGTTCGCGACCAAGCCCCACTAACAAAAGACGGCGTAACATATTACCCAGCACCAACGGCGCGAGATTTAGCCGGCGGCCAAGTTTGGTTCCGGAAAGGTTTATTAATGATAACTTTATGGCGTCCCCCTGCAGGAATAGCAGAAAACGAAAGCGGTTATTATTTGGAAAACGAACTGCATGTAAGGATAGCCAAGTCAAAACCAAAAGGCGTTTCAAAAAACGGTATTTACAAAATGTTTTTGAATGTAGAAAGTTACCAATATTACGTTAAAGATTATTTTGGCAATGAAAAATACGCGAACCGTGGCACGCATACAATAAACAAACCCAAAGAGGTTAAGTCAGTAGATTTTTACGAACAAAAAAAGGATTTTAATTTTTAAAAATATGGATTACTTAGACATCATTAACGCGAATTTAAACCTAGTAAGCGCAGTTCAATCAATGAAAATAAGCCTGCAGGAAATAAAAGAAAAGCGCCCCGAATCGGTTTATATCGAAGGCCTAGAAAAACACATAAAACAATTAACGCATTCAATGGCAGTTTTTAACCAATTGCACACAAGAAACAAGCTATTAAGTGAAATGAATTTTAATTATCATAAAGAAAACATGGAACTCAGATACGAAAACGATCAGTTAAAAACAAAGATTGATAATTTAATGCACGGGCTATGAAAGTAAAAGTATATTTTAGACGCAATTTAAAAGAGCCTTATAGCCTCGCAGTTGTTCATGTGCCTAATCACACGGAAAATGTAAAAGAATGGCTTAAAACGCATTTAAAAGGGTTAAATTTAAAAGCTAATTATTTGAAATATGAAAGTAACTGATAAAATAACAATCACAAACGAGGATAACATGGAACTTATGAAGCGTTATCCTGATAACTATTTCGACTTGGCAATTGTAGATCCTCCTTATGGAATTGAGCGATTTAAAAATGTAACAACAACTCCAAGTAGTAAAGATGTTCATGCTAAAAGATTTCAAAGAATGGAAAGTGTTAATAATACAAAGCCATCAGATGAATATTGGAAAGAATTATTTAGAGTAAGCAAAAACCAAATTGTATTTGGAGCAAACAATTTCATAATGCCACCAAGTGAATACTTTTTAATTTGGGATAAAAAACAAGCAATGCCAAACTTTGCACGATGTGAATATGCGTGGGTTTCTATGGGCTTGAAAACACCCGCAAAAATTTGTGAACATTCAATACACGTACACAACCAAACTGAAAAAATACACCCAACACAAAAGCCTATTTATTTATACAAATATATTTTAGATAACTATACGAAAGAAGGAAATAAAGTACTAGACACTCATCTCGGTAGTGGTTCAATTGCTATTGCGTGCCATGATTACGGCTTTGAGTTAACAGCTTGCGAGTTAGATTCGGAATACTACGAAAAGGCGATTGAGCGCATTAAAAACCATGTTTCACAGTTAACAATGTTTTGATGAAAAAAGTAACAAAAGAATGTAAAAATTGCGCAGAAAAATTTGAACCTAGATTTTCAACCCTAGAAAAATACTGTTGGAATTCAGACTGTAAATATATCGAAGCCAAGCAGAAACTAGACGCGCATAAAAAAAGCGAGATTAAAGACTGGCAGCAACGTAAGAAAAAAATTGATATTGAAATAAACCCAGCGAAATATAAAAAGATGCTGCAGGACGAAATAAACAAACTTGCAAGAATGATTGACAACCGTTTTGAATTAATGTGCATTGACTGCAATAAGCCTTTCGGAAATCAACAAGACGGTGGACATTTTAAAAGTGTTGGATCAAACGCCTCAATTCGTTTTAACCTGCATAACATTCACAGTCAAAAATCGGACTGCAATAAGAACGGATTAGGTGGTGGCCGTGAACGTCAATATTACGACGGTTTAATAAATCGATACGGCAAAGATTACGCTGAATTTGTAGACCTAGAATTACAAAAGAAATATAAAT